GGTTCCAGTCTTTCTGAGTGTAAGAAGTTGTTTGAGCGATTCTTCTCCATCCGTTGTAATCCCAACGTAAGTTCCAAGCTGCTCCTTTTCTCAAGTCACGTAAGATTTCACGGTCGATCTCAGCCGCTACTTGTTCTGACAACAATGCTGTCAATTCAGCTTCAGCGTCGATGTTGTGGAATGCTGCTACGTCTTGAGCTAATTCAGGTGACCATTGTGCTCTTAGTTTTCTTTCTGTAACAGATACAGTTACTGACTCAAGGTCAAAAGAAACTTCACCAATTTGATCTTCGAATTCAAGGTTAGCATATCTTCTGTAGATTGCAGTAAATGAACTTGCAGATGCCGCAGAGAAGATAGTTGTTCCTGTGTAACCGTCAAGTGAAGTTGCGTCACAATCAGCACATACAGGACAAGATAAATCTACTTCTAAGAAAATTTTACCATTAGAGTCACATACGTCATTGTAGCTACCTCCGTTACCAACGTTTGTTCCGTTAGCAGGATAAGTATTAGCAAAAACAGTTTGACTGTTAGAACCGTATTGAACAATTCCTTTACCGTAAACTTGAGTTACAACTCTAAATAATAGAGGAACAAATACTGTTTGACCAGCTGAAGTACCTGTTAAAACTGAACAAGGTGCAGTATCTGCAGAAATAGCAGAAGTTCCGTAGATTTTCAAATCAGAAAGGAATGCTTCAGTATCCATTTCGTTACCGTCAGGTCCGATTAATTTACCAGCACCTGCGTTAGCAAAACCATCCAATTTAACGATTACTTTTCTAATGTTACCTGCTGGAATTGCAACAGGACCAGAAGCGATACCCGCATTAACAAGATCACCAGCAACCCAAGTTTGGATTGTAGCGTTCGCAGTAACTGCAGTCCACTTACCTTTAGAGTAATCGAATAATCCTGGAGGATCTAAAGCCGCTTCATTACCCTCGTAAAATAAATCGTAAAGATCTTTTTGGTAAGAGTAAGGACCTACTGGTGGATAACCTTGGTTAGGATTATCTTGTCCAGCAGCAACCGCTTCAGGAGAACCGATTGGTGGATAGTGAATACCTCCTGTAGCTGGATCAGCAACTGAACCTGCGTTTTGGTATCCTTGGATACGAGGTACAAAGTAGAACAATTTACCGATAGGTAAGTTCATAGCTTGTACAGATACGATATCGTTAGCCAATAATTTAGAGAATACACGTCTTACGATAGGGAAAACAACCGTTTCGAACGCTCCGTTTGAAGATCCGTCAGAAGTTGCTTCGTTAATTAAGTAAGATGCTTGGTTCTCATATAATTGAGCCACGTTTTCTTTAAGGTGACCTTTAAGACCTTCCAAAAAGCCTAATTTGTCCCATTTGTTAATTGTGTCTTCTTTGATAACTTTAAGGTGTTTCAACCCGATGTTACCTACAAGACCTGATTCTAATAATGCTCCCATTTTTTTGGTTTTTTTATTATTTGTGTTTATGTTTATTTTTTAGATTTTTGACATCAAATCCTTCATTCTTAAGAATTGTGGATTTTCGTAAGTTTTTGACTCAATCAAATTTGTTGATGAACCTGTTTGAACAGAGTTATTCACCTTTCTTTCGATTGATTCAGTTAATTTTTGATCTCCATTTGAACTATTTGTTGATGATAATTCATTTTTAATAGCTCTATAAAGATTTTTAGATTCTTTTAAAGACTCAACACCGTCAAATCTTTTAAGAATGTTTATTTTTTCTTGTTTAGTAGTTGAATGTTCTGTAAACAATCGAGTTGCGTAAGCTAAGTTTGAATTGAATATTGCAACTTCGTTCAATTTTGTTCTAAACACATCAAGAGCTTTTTTGTATTCTTCATTTTTTTCTCTTAATAAGTTTACTTCATTATAAACTTGTGATTCAGAAAGTTTGAATGGGTTATATTCGTAATTTCTGTTATTCATTCTTGCTTTTCTTAAACCTCTACTTCCATCTTTGGAACCATTGGCATATGTTCTAGCAGCTTCCTTAGTTTCTTTTTTCTCGTATGTTTTATAGTGACCTTTAACATCTCCAGCTTTTTTCTCAACACCGTTAACTTTTTTACGTTTGAATTCGTGTTTGTTTGAACCGTAGTTTTTTTCTTCTTTGTATTCAAATTTAGCTTTCCCTGTTCCAACCGCTTTAACACCTTTACCAAAAGCTTCTTTTTGTTTTTTAACTGGTAAGTTTTGGTTAGGTTTATTATCGTACTTGAACTTAGGACCATTTCCGATTCCAACTCCTTTTGGTTTCATAGATTTTTTAATGGCTTCCATAATAGAATCTAAGTCATCCTCTTCTTCCATCATTTCATCTTCTTCTTCCATCATTTCATCTTCTTCTTCCATCATCTCGTCTTCTTCTTCCATTAACTCGTCTTCATCGTCCATAGTAATTTCATAGATAGTTTCTTCCATTTCATCTTCCATATCTTCTTCGTCAAGACCTAAACCTCCTTTAACGGCTCCAGCGGCAGCACCACCCCAAGACCAGCCTTCTTCCATCTCGTCTTCGTCGTATTGCTCATCTAATTCGTCCTCAAAGTCCATTTCCATTTCTTCAGACATTTCATCTTCCATTTCGAAATCCATCTCATCTTCTAATTCATATAATTCATCTTCCATTTCAGATTCACCCAATTGGATCATATATTCGTTATCACCGTCTTTAAAGTGAACATTGTCACCTTCTTTTTTCACAACGATTCCGTCTTCATCACCCATAGCTTTGAATACTCTTAAAACTTCTTCGTCTGATGCATTTGTCAAATCGATAGTTTCTTCATCATCAACATCCATCTCTTCGTCTTCCATATCAAAATCCATATCTTCCTCAGAATCCATATCTTCTTCGGCACCCATTTCATCATCCATTTCTTCGTCTTCAACTTCAGTCTCAGTATCGAGTTCATCTTCAACGCCCATTTCAGGTTCGTCTTGTTCAACCTCTTCTTCTTTCGCTTCTTTAAGAGATTCTTTTACCAATTGTTTGATTTCTTCACTCATAGTTGATTGAAGTATTCCTTTTGCATTTTCTTGTAGAGTCTCCTCCAAATTCTTAATTTGGAAAAGAGCTTCTTCTACTACATTTTGGTTATTTGCCATATTTTTTTATTATAGTTTTCAAATAAATATCTAACAAATTCAAAAAAATTAGTTTTACGACCACTTCAAACAAAAAAAAATGGGAAAAGACATTTTTGTCCTTTCCCATTTCCAGAAAATTATTATAATTCTTAACTCTCAATTACTTCGTCAATCTTAGACTCAACAATTGCGGTTATCCTCCAATCCATTGAGTAGTTTTCGTAAACTTTAGTTACTTTAGCCTCAACATCTGTAGGTGAATACCCACGAACCAATTTTTCTTCTCGTTGTTTTTTAACTTTTCCTGATTCACTATCAACCAAATCAGTTGTAATTTTTGCAATAAAATATTTTTCGTCCATAATTAATTATTTATTCAAATAATCGGATAATCTATTCATTAAGTCAAGAGATTTAGAACCAGTTTCTCCAACGTGTCTTTCTGCTTGCATTCTTTTTTCTTCATCCAAATTTTCTTCATAATTCATTCTTTCATCTTTATCTTTAAAAAGATATGCGCCTGGTGTAGAAGGTGAAGAAACTAAGTCAAAACAAATTAATTCAAAATCATCCTGTACTTCATTTTGTTCACCAACCTTTTTAAGTGATCCTACACCGCGAGATGAAATACCCAATGTAACTCCTTGACGTAAGTAGTTTGCAGCTAAATCCCCTTTTGTTGATACAATACCTCTCTCGTGAAAACCTGGACTTGTTAATAATCTTAATTTACCTAATAAAACAGGACCTTCCCACCATATGTCTGTAATTGCGTGTGATACCCTATCTAAATCGATTAATGATGATTCAGGATGATTTAGTTCTGAAAGAGCTGTTCCTTTTTGGATCATTTTTTTATAGTTCTCAGCTTCTCTTTTAAGAATCTTTTCAGGATATACTCTACCATTTCTATTTGGGGTATTATATTTTTGTAAAACCGCATAAAACTCAAATGGTTTTGAGTGATCTAGCATATCTCTACTTTCTCTTATAAAACTAAGATTTCTTCTTTCGTTAGGATCTATATATCCCGCATCATACTCAACAAGTATACCACGACCTGTGTCTTTTGGGCCTAATATTTTAAATTCCTTCATCTAATATTTTATTTATAAATACTAAATAGTTTTGGTTTCTTTCTTAATGGCTCTTTGATTACCGTTTTTAGTTAGAGATAGTTTGAAGTATTTGTTTTTAGATAGTACGTCTCCATATACTTCTTTGATCAAGTCTTTCACGTACTTTTTTAATTTTGGTGATTTGAAATCCATATGTTCGTGTAAGAACAAATTAATTTCTAAATTCATAAAAGACTTTTTCTTTATTTGGAGTCCGCTTGTTCTGAGATCAAGGTCTACTATAAATTTTGTATCAAAAATTTCTTTATTTATATTTTCTAATACCGAGTGTTTTACTGAACGAGACATATTTAACACAACTCTGTTCCAATTTTCGACCTCATATTTTGGTTCTACCCAAGTTTGGATGTTTATGTAAATTGATTTAAGGTTTTGAGCATCTATCGTTCCATAATGTGATTTGAACGTGCGATACCCACTTAATTTTGTGGTTTTCCCTTTTTTCATAAATTTTTTTCATACTCTGAAGGTTTATTTTTGATTAAATGTAATGAATAATTATATTTATATCAACAACCTAAAAATTTATGTTATACGTAGAAGTAAAAAAGGGAAATATTGAAAAAGCATTAAAGGACCTCAAAGGTAAGGTTATTCGAACCAAACAGAACGCTAAATTATTTAATAGAAAAGAATTTACAAAACCTTCAGTTGAGAGAAGAGCCGAGATTCAAAAGGCAGCTTACATTCAAAAATTAAAATCCCAAGAAAATTAAAGACCCTCGTTAAGTTGTTTCAACTTATAGTAATTCAATTCGTTGAATGATTCGGTCTGCAATTTATCTAAAACTTTTGTAATCGTTTCTTGAGTTTCAGAATCTGACGCTTCTTTTTGATCATTCAATTTACTCACAACCTCATCTTTCATTTCGTTGTAACTTTCAATTAAAGATTCTTTGGGCGTAGACAAAATAATTTTCAATTCTTTTTGTTCTGACTCGGAAAGAGAGGAAATAAAATTTGAAACTGTTTTATTGGCAACATTTACCATCGATTTTAAAGGAACTTTTATAATTTCCTTTCCTTTATTACTTTCTTTTTTAAGTGACTCAACAATAATTTTTTTACTTTGAATTTTGTTTTCTAAAGCAAGAACGTTAGTTGAAAAAAGGTTGTCGATGTTTTGGTAATTATTTTCACACTTAATGTGACCCACCCACATTTTAATTTCCTTAATATGTTTAGGATGAATTTTATTTACGGTATTTTCATATAATGTTACCGACTCATTAATATAGTCTTTGGCAACTGATTCACTTAATCCTTTATTTGACGACAATTCGTCATATAAATAAAAAATTTTAGAAATATTTTTATTTTTTAAGACCAGTTCCTCGAATACAAATAAATTGTCCTTAAGATTATTTTTCTTATATGACTCAACTAAACAAGTTTCTATTTTTGATTTTAATTCTCCGAATTTCATTTTAAAGTTTTCTAATAAATATCAACTTAATTTATTTATTTCGTCAATTTCAGTTTCAGCTGTTTCCTCGTCGTACTCATCTCTATCAATCATCTCACCATCCCACCAATCATTACCACCAAACCACTCTTCAAAAGTTTGTACGTCATTTTCATCGTCAAAGTAAGATTCTACTTCATTTTTCCAGTATTCTTTGACACTAATACTTGCGTATCGTTTAGTGATTATTTCGTAAGTATGTAGTTTTGGGATTCTAAGTTGTTCGGTCTCAAAGTTAGGATTCATTTTGTATAATGCGAAAATAAACGACAAATCATTATCATCCGCAGATAGACCAATGTCCTCCAAAACACTCATTACCCCTTTTTTACCATTATATGTAATTAGGTCATTACTATTCTCAAAAGGATCGACATCTTCTCTTATTCTTCTTAACAGAAATCTTAAATTCTTCTCACTATAGTTTTTGAATTTACTCATAACGATAAATATTAATCACCAAGAAGTTTATTTAACTCCTCCTCAATTAGACCTAAAGATCCGTTAACTTTTTGGAAATCTAAAAACTCATCTTCATCAAAATCATCATTCAACGATTCTAATATTAATTTGTTTTTTTCTTTTCTTTCGGATTCAGGTAGTGTTGGTGCGGCTTCTCCTCCCGCTTCAGGTGTTGGTGCCGCTCCTCCTGCTTCAGGTGCTGGAGGTGCTCCACCCGCCTCGGCAGGAGCCCCAGTTGCTGTTGCGGTACCACCAGTTACAGGTTTGTACAACCTATCCACAGTATCGAATACACCTGTTTTAGTAATAATAGTTGCGGTATTGTCAAGTTCTGCAGATACTGCTCTTTCCATTCTAACCTGTTGTAACTCAAGTTTGATTTCGTCATCAGAGAACCCGAAGATATGTTTCTTAGCCCAAGTTGCGGACGTAGGTTGGATTGATTTAGGAATTTCCGTAACCATTTCTTTGTACAACGCTACTTTTTCTTTCCAAACATCAATCATTAATAGATCCGCCTGTTTTGATGGGTTTGTAAGTTGTAATGTAAAGTTCGATAATTCATCCTCAAATCCCATAAGGAATAAGTGAATGATTGCAATTTTATTTAACTCAGCAATTGCTGATTTCTGAATTCTATTAATTGTTCTAGCAAAACGAATATCGAGTAATGATAAGTTTTTACCATCTCCAACAGGCTCCTCAAAACCAAGATAAGCTTTAGGTATTCTCAAAGCTGTAACTAATTTCTTTTGGATATACTCAATATCGGCGATTTCTGAAAGGTTTTGTGCCCCTGGTAATGTCTCAATAGGACTTGCCTGTGCGGCGTCACGAACAGGAATGAAGTAATCTTGATCTACCGCCATTTGGTTAAAACGTAAATCAACATTACCTGTTTTTCTATCAACGATTTGATCTCTCTTAAATTTGTTGGCAACTCTCTGTACGTATGGTTCAACATCCTTATCGTCCATATTCCCAACAAATACCTTAAACACCCTTCTTTCAGGTGCTCTTGATGTACGATAGATTAACATCGCATCTTCAGACAATACCAATTGTTTCCAAATACGACGTGCCTTTTCTAACATCGACGTACCATAAGGAAGTTTTCTATCATCACCTAACAATCTAAAGTGGGCAACCTCCCAAGTGTTAAATTCCGCATCTCTTGTTTTCCAAGAGAATTTTAAAGCCTTTCTATTTACATTAATTGTTGCTTGAAAAGTTCTTGAGTCGATCCCTCTTTCTAATCTTTCTATTTCAATGTTCGGTAATTGTAGACAACCTGTAACACCTTTATCAGGATCTAACTTTAAATAAACAAAGTTATCACCATACTTACACATATTTCTAATCCACATAGGTAAGTTAGTGTTTATGTCTAATGTATTTACAAACAAATCAACAAGAATACTTTTAATTCTTTTTGATTCTGAATAAACTTGTAATATGTAACCGTTTTGGTCGGGTGTTGTCGATTCTTCGGCGTATATATCTAAAGCGGTTGATATCTCTGGAGTATATTCCATTGATTCATAATCGTAAAATGCCGCTAGTCTTGTTGGTTCATAATAAACTGCTTGTGTGTATAAGTTATTTTCTACTTTAGCCCAATTCGTACTTAAATAAAGAGATTGTTGATTTTGTAATTTCGCCCTTTCGTATTCGGCTCTATCAGTTGTTTTAAGTAATTCTTTTTTATCTAACTTGTAATCAGGTTGACCTTGACCCAATGTGGAATCAGGACCAAAAGTTTTGGATAACCTCTGCCAAACCGTTAGATTTTGATTATTATTTTCCATATTAAAAGTTTAACTATAGATATAAATATTTCAATAGTTAGTTAGACGTAGTCCCACTAGTAGATTGAATCAATTCTTTTTGTGTTGGGGATAAATCGTATGGATTAGTTTTTTGCAAAAATGAATTAGGAAAAACTTTCTGCCCTGTCGTTATTTCACCAGGAACAACTAATTTTGATCCATTCGCAATTCTACCCGATCTTTTTCTAAAATCTAAACCCATATCTTTTATTTCATTATACCCCCAAATAACCAACCATATGTTATATAATCGTCTTTTGAAGGCCCGTTATTATGTAATCCATTTCTATCGTGACCTACATTTTGATTCGGGATTACAGGATCAAAATGAGTTTCTTTACGAACAGCTTCATTATTTACAATAGCCCAAGATTCAATCATAACCTTGGCCTGTTCGGTCGCTTTTTCTAACTTAGAGAATGATGATTCTGCAACATAAATCGCCATAGAAATCCCCATAATTAAGTCATCGTGTTGTCCTTTTTGGTGGTCAGGTCTACCATTAATATATACAAACGTGTTCATTTCATTATATAAACGAACACTTCTAATTTTAAATTTATGTCTAACTGCCTCCTCAAATGCCGCAATAATTTGAACCCTTTTATTATTGAAGTTCAAACCTGGTATTTTTTCGACAGAACTTTTATTAGTAGCCCAAATGTTTAAAGAGTCAACCCCATCCACATATAAACTTTTATAACCAAGTTCTTGCATTTTTCTTACCGTTGTAATACCCATACCACCAGTGATATCGACCACAACAAACGCATTATACATCATCCCCCATTTATAAGCGACTTCCGCCAAAGTATCAGGTGGGATTTTTCCAACATACTCTAAAACTTGTTCTCTATCGTCAAAATCAATAATTTGTATCGATGAAAAGTCTTCACTATCACCACGAGAAACATCGACACCCATAATGTACTTATGACCTTCAATTGGTTCCTTCCATATCCAAAGAGAATTACCCATTAATTTTGAGGGTGGTTCTTGTAGTGAATCGTTCTTAATTTCTTCCAATTGTTTATTATCAAATACGTTATCACCCGAACCCAAGAATTCACAATTTAACTCTTGGTTTATTTTACGTTTATCGTACTTGAGTTTTTTAACCATCTTTTCATACCAAGATGAACAAGGTTTATATCCTTGTTTAAAAAACATACTTAATTCTTCATAATCTCTTTCATATGGGTCTACGTGCGCAAATGAGATGTTCTTTGATGTATCAAAATCATCTATATTAAGTAGATAATGAATAAGATCATCAGTTGGTACCAAATAAAGATCTTTCGCATATCTTGGGTCTCTATACCAATACATCTCGGAGATCTTAAAATTGTTCATCCCTTTTAACGATTGATCATATATTTCATAGTAAATTGGGTCATATCCGTTTGGTGTAGAAACCACAATTACCTTACCACCCGTAGATAGGGATGCCATACAAGCTGCCCAGAAATCACTATCAGCTTCGATAAACGCCGCCTCATCAAATACAAGAATTGTAGGGGTAAATCCACGAAGGGCATCTTTTGAGGTTGCTACCGCTTTTACTTCAGATCCGTTAGTTAGTTTGTAATGTCTTTGTGAATTTTTTTCTGCCGCGAAACCTGCACCAACCCAATTAGGCCATTGATCAACAAAGGCTCTAATCTTATTTGCCATTTCCATTGACGTATCAAGTTTGTTAGCAATTATCAATATTTTTTCAGGTTGATTTTTCTTAGCAAAAACTAATCTCTTTGAAATCCAAGCCGCGGTTACTGTTGATACACCTGCTTGACGATATTTTAATGCGATATTTTCCTCGAATTCTTCATAATCTTGTAATAATGAAATTTGATCAGGAAATAATTCTAGTGGTACATACTTTGAAACCGTATTATCGTAAGTTTGTAGGTATGTTCTTAATGCGTATGGAGTATCCTGTAGACACTTCACATATTCAATCATTACTTGTTCTTTAGTTAAACCCATATCTAATAAATATCAATTAG